ATAGCTACCACGGTCGTGCTCGTTGGAATGTTGGTGCCAGAGATGACTTGAGTAACCGCAACTTGCGTGTTGTAAGTGTCGCTGAATAAAAAAACGCTGCCAGACACCTCGTTGAAAGTGTCGGTAAACACGGTCTCGGCGGTGCTGACATCCCAGTCTGCGGCCACCGGGTAGGCAAACACTTGCGAAAAGTACCCGGCAGAGCGCTGCGCACCACGGGCTTCGCCTGCGTCGTACCAAGTGTTTTCTCGCACGTTGTAAATTACCGCGTCGGTGCATTCGGTTGCGTCACCACGGGGGTAGAACCACCAAATCTCACCAAAACGCGGAACCTTCGTGGCCCACACCTTTTGGCGCTGGTCATAGTTCAGGTTGTCAAAGAAGTAGTTCTGGTTCATGGCGTTGGGGATCTCTTTCACCACGCCGTTGTAAAGCAAGAATCGGTCAACGCCGCACCAATAATAGACGCCGTCGTACTCAATTGCAGACTGAGAAGACAGAATTGAAGACTGGCTGCTGATGATGTCGTAACGCCAGTATTGAGCAGGAGTTCCGGTGCCGCCGATGAACGACACGCGAATAAGGCTGTCAAGCGTCCAAAACAGGCCAGAGGGCGCGTTTGAGCCTCCCCTGACTGGTAACCCCTGCACAACCTTTCCAGAGGCCACGTTGGTCGCGTTGGCGTCAGCAGAGACCCAGTCGCTGGTGTTGCCAGCCGAGCAGTTCTGGATCAGACCGTTGTTGCCGTACACAAACAGGTAGGGGTGCAGCGACACAACCCCGCCAGACACCGATATGTTGTTGTTGAAGGTCAAGGTAACGGAAGCCGTAGCGGTAGCAGTTGCGCTCAAGACAACAGTCCACAAACTGGAAACCTGTACAACAAAAGTTAGGCCGGCAGTTGTACCCGCCGTTGTGACAATTGCCGAGCCACCGTAAGTCGATGACAGCGTAAACGTGGTCGTTCCGTTGGTTACTATGATGAAGTAAGTACCGGGGGAAACACCAGATGCGGTCCCCGTCAAAGTGCCGGTAACAACAATTGATTGGTTAAGCAGCAGGGTGGTTGCGCTGCAAGAAAACTGACCCGCTGCGCCAGTTACTGCAACCCCAGCCAATGTAAGTGTGGTGCTCACAAGACCGACAGACACCACAGTAGTGTTGGCTGGAATGCCCGATCCAGTCACGGTTTGCCCCGCACCCATCAAAGTGTTTGGCGCAACAAACGTTACGTTAGTGCTCAAATTTGTAGTTGAGCCGACGTCAGTAAAAACTCCAACTTGTTGCATGGTCAATGCAGTAATGTCGCCAATCAACACTGGGGTGTTGTTGTCGTTGCCTATGGACTGAAGGTTAAGACCCGGATGCGCAACAAGTGACTGATAACCCGCGCCTAAGACGTCATAGAAACCGTCAAACTGCCACAGGTTTAGGTCAGACGCTGTGAAATTGGCCAACGTAAAATTTCCAACACCAGAGCCCACGCCGTTGTTGTCAATTGTTAGGACTTGCAGGCCGTCGTTGTAGCCACTGAAAATTGATGTGAAGGAGTTTTGTGCGTTAAGCCAAATACCGCGTGAGGGTCCAGTTAGCTGGTTGGAGATTACGCGGTAGCCGCCAATCTTGCGAGGACGTCCGCGCTGGAACCGAACCCACTCACCATCGTTGTAAAACAATTTGTCAAAGACGGTGCCGTCACGCTGTATGCCCGGTTGCGTGTCGAGGGAGAAAACCTTGGCTGCCATTAGAAGGTCCCGCCCTGAACACCCCCAGTAAAGTTTCCAGTGCCCGGTATGTTCAGCCCCGTTGCGGTCAGCCCAAACAACTTGACGCCCAAGATTGCAATACCAAATTCACCCGAGCCGGGTCGATAAATACCCGTTGACGTCTCCGTTGCAAAGTTCAGCGATGGAGCCCCTACAGTCCCGTCCACCAAGGACACGTTCACCGCACCAGCCGCAATCGTTGAGGCGTTCAGCAAGTTCACCGAATCGCACAGCAAAATTATCTGTTGGCCAGCAGGAACTGTTGCAGTCGCTCCACCCGCACCCGTGGTAAATGTAATCTGGTAGCCGGGTCCGCCACCGTTGGTCTGGTTGGTAATGTAGTACACCTGCACCGTCTGAGGCAGAACCACCGTCACGTTGCCCGACAGTGTCCCGGTGTACTTCTGAATCGTGTTGGCAGCCTCTGACGCCGTCAAGGTGTAACTTCCCGACACCACCGCTTTGGTAAGTTGGGTAAAGTTGAACTCAGTGCTGCGGCCCAATCCAACCGTGAAAAAAGCAGAACCAGAGCAGCAGATTACGCAAGAATCGGCAGGTTGCAAGGCGATCGTTGATGCGGCGTTGATCAAGCCGCTGACAGGGGCGATGGTCAACGTCCCCGTGCCGCCGTTGCGGACCATCATGTACCAGTCGTTGCCCAGTGTGCCGACTGCCGTCAGCGCTAGGGTGCCGGAGCCGCCGGTCCAGACGTATGTCGAGGCGCGGTCGGTATCAAGCGCGGTGTAGTTTGATCCAAACGTGTTTACCTCGTTTGCGGCGTTCAGGGTGCTGGAGATGGCCTTGAGGCCATACCCGGCAAGGGTGGCGGCATCGACGTTGGATGTACCCACGCCAAAGGCTATGAGGCCCCATGTGCCCGCCGTGGTGGCGTTGGTTGTAACGTAAATGTACTTTGCCTCACCCGCAGCAATCGTAACAATCGGATTGCCAACATAGTCCCTAACCGCAAAAGAGTAGGACCCAACGTTGCGAAACAAAGCGTCGATACCGACAGACGCCTGATTGGCAGGCGGCATGTCCAGCGTGAACGAGTCCAACGTGAACGTCAGGCCAGTGGTCGTGCCAGCCGTGGTGGCTATTGCCGTGCCGCCTGAAGTAGCCGACAGCGTGAATGTGGTCGTGCCGTTGGTGAGGATAATGAAGTAAGTGTTGCCGGTAACAATACCCGCTGCCGTGCCAGCCAAAACTCCGGTAACAACAACGGCTTGGCCAACAAAAAGACTTGGGGTTGTCGTGCAAGAACACTGACCGCCTGTGCCTGTAACAAGGACGCCAGCCAGAACCAACCCGCTTGACAGCGATGTGACGTCCATGATTCTTGCTGCGGCATTATCAGTGGCACTGCCATTGATTGGCCACGACAAGGCTGTGTCGGCTGAAAGCGTTATATCGCGATATGAAACGTCCGTTGGCTGTATGACCTGTCCCGTGAAGGGCGAAGTAAAACTCATTATGAATCCCTCACAATTGCCTGACGATCAGCAACACGGGTCACGTTTTCCGTCTTCAGGACTTCAATAATTCTGTCGTAATTAGCCTGCCACATAGGCATCCGTTCGTCGTTTTTAAGGAACGGCATGGCTTGCAAAAGGGTTCCGTAAAGCATGGCTTGCGGAGCATACTGTGTAAACCAGCTTGACTGGTTTGAAGAGTCCAAAGGTTGCAAACGCTCGTAGTACAGCACCTCATAGGCATACCCCAATGCGGGGGTCGGACCAACCAGCCAGTGCTGGTAGTCGTAGTCGCAAAAATACAGCGGCTCACTCGTTGAGGTTGGGCTTGGCCAATACTCGCGGATGTACTCGTAAGTGCGCAACAGCACAGGCTGGCGCTTCCCGGCAACGGTGACGTTCATAGAAACCGTCTTGCGCCATCTGGAAGGCTTTGGAATCACATTCTCTGACGCCACCATAGTGCTGGTGACCACCGTCAAATTGCCAAGAAACTTAATTTCAGACGCAATAATCTGTTCCGCAAGCATGATGAACTGCGGGATCTTCTCTAACGTCTGGTCATCAGTGCGCTCCAGATAGGTCTGGATGTCATTGACCAAACTGTTGTACGTCATTACGGCAGCGACTGTCATTTTGTTCTCCGTTACCCAACGTTGCGCTCAAAATGAGGGCAGTCAACCAATGACCGAAAATTGCCTCCCCAACGATTCTTGGGGTTCAAGGTTTCCCAATAGGCACCTAGTGGGGCTAGTATTTCTCTGTTCCAAATGATTTTACCGTCCTTGAAGAAATTTAAGTCGATTGCGCAACGTTTGAGGTGCAACGAGTTAAACGTCTTGGAACGGCCCGTCTCAACGTAGATGGCCTGTTGCTCCGGGGTGCGTGCCAATTCGCCACCAGTGACCTTAAAACCGACCCCTGTGGCGTGCTGGATCAGCTTGCAGACATCCAGCAGGAAGGCGGCTTGTTCATCGCTTAGGCTCATGCTTTCTCCGTTTCGTCATGAGACAGCTTTACGCCAGCCAGCAGGCCAATGAAACCGCCAACAATGGTTTGAAATGCGGGGCTAATCAGCTTGAAAATTTCAGCGTTATCTACAAGGGGGTCAAACAAGCCCCCCATAAGTACGCCGACCATACCAATGACAACAATGCAAAGGGTAAAACTGACCATCAGGGTTACACAAAATGTAAGTTTGGCTTTCATTTTTTCCCCCTCATTTCCATTACCTTCTCAACGGTACGACCTCCAAAATACGCAGTCATCACCAGCATACCCCACTGGCCCAACAAGTTGACGTAGGACTCGCTGATCTTGTACCCGGCACCGTCAAGCAGGGCGAATACAACGTAAGCGGTCAGAAGGTACACAAGAGTTCCGGGGCGCACATTCTTGGACAGCCATGAGTCGGAGGACATATCTGCCTTCCAACGATCCGAGATGTTGTTTTCTTGGTTGGCTTGGGAAGCAAACAGGGCTTGGAGTTCTTCTTGCTCAATACGAGCTTTTTGAATTCCCAACTCCAACAAGCGTTCCTCATGGTCATACTGAAGCTGACGCAACTTGGCAACATCTTCTGGCGTTGGATCATCAGGGATGCTGACGCCCAACGTTTTCTCGACCACTTGTTTGCCCTTTGCTTGAATTGCAGAAGACAGCAGACCCAAGCCGTTAGAGGCAAGGGTTGCAAGCAGAGAGGCAACTATTGGGATCATGTCAAAGTCCAAATAACTTTTTGATAAATTCAGCAGCTACGCCGGGGCCAAGCAACACAGCCGCGATGAGTGCATAAAGCAAATACTCAATCTTGGTCATGCGCTTGGAGCCATCGTAAAAACAATTTTGGATGCCTTCGTACCGTTGAGCGCAAATTGCTTCGTGGACACTCAAACGCTTGTCAGTGTCATTGGCAAGTTCTTGAATTTTTTCCATAAAGCAATTTTCTTTTTACTCTACGACTGTAAGGTCGGGAGGAACAGAGGGAGCAACTTGGGCTTGGGCTTGTTGCTGAATGCCATTGATCAGTTGCGTCACCTGAACAAAAGGTTGATTGCCCAAATATTGCAGGATTGCGTTGACCAGTTCGGTTGAAAGTGCAATTTTTTCCATAAATCTCTCCGTGTAATTGCCGCTGTTAGGGCCAGCGGTTTGCCCTCATCAATTATGCTGTATTCAATACCCGGACTTGGCTCGGGCTTCTACCTCGTAGGGGCTGTTGAGGTAACCATACCGCAGCAGGTAGTAGAAGACCTTCACCGTCCACTTAAACGCGCCGTCCTGCTTGATCTGGGACACATGCACCGCCTCATGCGCAGCAAGGGGGTGGTTATTCTCCTGTCCGGGGCGGCAGTACACCGTCTTCCACGGCATCGTCACCGCCAAGGCACCAGCGAGCTTCAGGAACCACAAAACAAGGAAGGGAGCGGGCTTCATGGGGTCTTGGCAGGTACAGGTGCGGCCTTGATTGCAGACTTGGCTACAGGGCATTGGTCGTTGACCACGGCACACCAGAGGCGACCACGGGGTTACGTTGCAGTTCGATGCTTGCTGCGAGGCTGGCTTCAGTTGCGTCTTTGTCCACTCCGTTCGCCCAGCACCAATCCAGCACTTCTTGCTCGGTCACGCTGGCGTAGGGGATGGCAGGGGTCGCAGCGGCAAAGCTGCAACTGCCGTAGGAGCCAGCGGCGTAGTTGCCATCAACTGCGGTTGCCGTCCAGTGGGCTGTGGTGATGAACCCATCGGAGGTGAGGTGTTCGCATTGGGTGATTGTCCAAGTTGTGTTCATGGGTTGCTTTCAAGTTGGGTTACACGGGCGCGAAGGGATTGGAGTTCCTTGACCAGCATGGGGACAAGTTTGGAGTAGTCCACTGCCATCATTTCGTCGGGGTCAGTGGGGGTGTATACAGCTTCTGGAGCAACAGTCACAAGTTCTTGAGCGATAAAGCCGTAACGCTGGTGCGAACCGCCAGCCTTCCAATTGAACTGGCGCACTTGGATGGCGTCGATTAGTGCGGCGGCATCAGGAGCGTTTTGGATGTTTTCTTTTAGTCGCTGGTCGGAGGTGAGGTTGTAAAGAGTAGCGCCTCCATTAACAGTTATGCTTCCTGCGACTACAAGTGCTGTTCCATTGTCGGAATAAAAATTTACGATGGTTCCGGAAGAACTATTGATTGCCCAATCAGACTGATTTGAAACCTGATAGATGTCAATGCCATTACCAC